TATTGCCCTCCGAAGGCAAGGGTCGTGGGTTCGAATCCCGCTGGGCGCACCATTCTTTTAAGGCTTTCTGCCACAAGTCGCCATGTCGTTCTGACATTTGCGCTTCAATTTCTGCCACAGTTTCCAGTATTGGAAAACCTGCAATATCAGCCAGATAAGTGTAAATTTTCGGCTGCTTTTGCACTAATCTGCTTCTGCACTAACTTTTTACGATTGCTTTTGCACTAAATCAACCTGTACGTAGCCAAACACTCACAACGCAGTAAGGTTGCATGATGTTAAATGGCTCACTATTTCCAATGGACTGCTCTGTCATCTTTGTCGCCTGAGCTGGGCTAATATCTGCGACCTGTAGATATGAGGCATCAAATGAGCCTGCGACTTGAGCAGCAGCAAAAACCCCACCACTAGCATTACCATCAACAAGATCGGCATCAACATCAATTAGTAAAGCAGCAAATTTGTTATAAACGTTATCCTGACTATGTTTATGAGTCAGCATCTCATTTGGTGTCTGTTGATGATCAATCTCGCCGCCCGTCTCACCATTCGCAAACGTCCGAGTCACATTAGGTCGTGCCGCGTCATCAATGGCGGCTGAATAATCAATCGTAATTGAGCCAGCACCAACCGCCACACGCCCTGCCATTTCAGCATCTAACGCCCACGTGCCCCAACCTAAATGGCTTGCATCAGCAGGATTTAGGCCGTCATGGGTGGTATAGCGTCCTTTGCCGACTGGCCAAACCCGATTACGCTCGGCATTACGTTCGTTAATAATGGCTTGTTGCATGGCTGCGGCCAGCGTGGTGATGGCTGTCGATAAACGAGAATCAACCTCGTCTAACGCGGTATTTGATGCAAAAAACGAGTTTAATGCTGTCCATAGCTGATTGTTTGTGCCTTTTTCTAACGGCGTACCTGTCGCTTCAATGACTGTCGCAACTTCTTCTTGTATGGCGTTGAGGTGGGCAGGGTCAAGGTAGGTGGCATCTTGCCCAGCAAGGTCGGTGTTGTCATTAAATCCGGCTTTGCCCGCGCCATTTTGGTTTGGCCGAGCGTTGACTGTATCAATGCGATGCATGTTTAAACCTCAGTAATATCGACACGCCACGCGCAGGGCAGGTAGTGGTCTGTGAGACAGGATATGTCGGCAGTATGGGGTGATTGCACGCGAATGGTCAGACGGAACCTGTTCCGAATCGTGTTTGTCGGTGCGTTAGATGGTGCGTTGCACATGGTCGGTCTGTGGCGTTGAATGTTTAAAACGGTCATGCCAAATGATGCAAACAAGTTGATTATTCCGGCTTGGTTATAGTGTTTTTGCGGTTGTCTGGCTTGCTCAATCGCTGCAATGCGCTCGGCTTGTGTGAGGCTTGTGGTGATGCTACAGGCACGGGGTAGGCTGTAGTCCTGTTCGTATTCACGGATGAGTTCTGGCGGTATGGCGCTGGCGGCTTCTAGCAGTAAGTCAGCCGTTGTCGCTGCGTGTTTTAACGCGTGGGCGTGGGCGGTGATGTCTTTGTCGATCAGTGTGCCTTGTGCAGTTTCATAGCCACCGATAGGCAGTGATAGCAGTAAGACGTCGGTATATTGGCGCATTTATGCCACCGTCACTGCGCCACGGCGCAGCCATTCTAGGGTTGTCCAGTCTACGAGCGGATAGATGTTGGTGTTGGGTGTGAGTTGCACGTCTGTGACGCCAGCATGGCCGATAATCCGTCCGGTCAGTACCGATTCTCGGTAGGGTTCGGCAGGTTCTAGGCCGTCAAGGTAGTCTTCGATGATGGACTGGATGGCGGCTTGATCAATATTGCGACCGGTGAGGGTGGCATGCACATCTAATGGGACGGCATCGGGGGCGTAGGCTCTAACGTCTTCATGCGCTACCGCCGTCACTTCTAACGCGGCTTGCACCTCGGCAAGTAATGCCGTACTGGGTAGGTCGGCACCATTTGCACCATAGGCGGTGATGGCTACGTCGGTACTGCCCAGTCCTCGGCGTTGTCTGTACACATAGCCCTTGTGAGCCTGCACCGCATTGGAGTCTGCAAACTGGTTAGTGGTGATCCAAATATCACCAACCGCAACGTCCTCTAGCTCCGTCCGTAAAGCATTGATCGACGCTAAAATCGAGTCGTAAATCTTGTCCGCTGACCATGTCTTGTTGGTCACGCCATCGCCCGCCGCGTCATTGATTAATGCGGTGCTGGTTTGGGCGAGGGTATAAATTTCATTGATGGCCGCAACCAAGTTGGCTTTTGAGGTAGTCGATAAACTGGACAGTGAGCCATCCGCAGCTCGCAGCGCTTTGACATCTGCACCAATGCCTTGTGCCAGTTCGGTAATGCGTTGCTGTAACGTGGCCATTTTATCCTCGTGCTAATAGATACCAAGCGAGCATCTCGCCTGAGAATTCGTCGTTGGTGACATCACTGCTGTTGCCCGTGGGAGCAGCAACTGGTGCGGTGGTGACCGCAGGGCCCGGCTTTACGCCGCCATGAAAGTGCCGGTTGAGTGAGACGCCATCGGCGGTCACAAAATCGTTGGCAATGACGGTACCGCTAACGCCCAAATCGGCATCGAGCAGGGCTTTGCCGCCACTGGGCAGGGTGATGAGGAGTTGGTGTTCGTCGATGTCATACCGAAAGCTCGCACCGTCCGGCAGGGTCATTTGCGGATGGGTCGGGTGGCTTGGGACGGGATGCTCGTCACTGGGCAGACTGCCACCGACGTAGGCGGTGGAGAGTTCGCCACCCATGCTGATGAGTTCGACTTGTTCGCCCACACTCGGCGGCAGCCAGATTTGGCTGGCACCGGATCGCCCTGACCGGAACGGAATCCAGTCAGTTTGGTTTTCGGCGATTTCGACGCGGCACAGACCTTTTTCAGCATCGACCTCGATGACGGTGGCGAGGTTGTTGAGGTTGTTAATGCGGCGCGAGTGTTCGGCAATGGGGTTCATGCGGCCATGATGGATGCGGCCGCGTGGGGGATGCCACAAGCAAAAGTCCGATTAGAGCCTAATCGGACTTTTGGTGGCGGGCGGGCTTAGAAGTTGGTGATCAGGACTTCTTTGCCATTGTTGTTTAAAAAAACGCCCAGCAAGGCGGAAACCATCAACGACATCAATGGGGACTTGATCAACTTGTACCGCGTCATGCGCTACCACTTTGAAGCCCTACTGACCGAATTTGAGCTACAGCTCAACAGCCGCGACGAGTTTTTACGCATGCGTAGCACGGTACCCAGCACATTGACCGACATCCAACGGGCAGCGCGGTTTTATTACCTGCTGCGCCTGTGCTATGGCAGCCGCATTAACAGCCCGACCTTTGCCAGCTCTGGCACACGACCCGTCCGCATGAAACTGGGTGAAGAACTGCGCGAGCATCTCGGCCAAATCCATGAGCGCCTGCAAAAAGTAACCATCGAAAATCAGTCGTTTGACCAACTGATCCCGCGCATGGACACCGCCGACACCCTGTTTTATATCGACCCGCCGTACTACGACTGCGAAAACTACTATGGCAAAGGCATCTTTGGCAAAGATGACTTCTACACCCTGCGCGACTTGCTGAAGGGCATCAAAGGCAAATTCATCCTGTCCTTGAATGACGTGCCTGAGGTGCGCGAGATTTTTAAGGACTTCAAAATCCAATCCAAGCAAATTCGCTGGTCAGTCAATGCAGCATCAACCAGTGAAGCCACCCATGCCGCACCTGCGAACACTTCGCAGTAGTGCTGGTGCGGCGGCATCATGTCGACGATGGTACGCGCCAGTTGAGCTTTACCACCGAGCCAGCCGCTAAAGCTGTGGCCAGAGGCGTTATACGAGGGCTGGTCAAGTTGTGACACAAGCATTCTCCAGTAGGTCGGTCTGTTGCCGATCTGGTTTGACGCTCGTGGCGTTATTAAATTGATTAAGCGTTTTGCAACGCGGACATTTCACGGCGATGATCGCCTCACCTTGCATGCGGGCTAAAAGGCGGCCGCACGCGTTACATCGTAGGTCTTTCATACACTCCTAGGTGCTGTTGCTGATAAATTCCTGAATGTGTTGCTTGATCCATTGCTGGTCGTCATCACTAAAACCGATCAGTTCGCGTTTGGCATAGCGCACAGGGTTTTGCGTGCGGCTGGGTTTGTCGGTCAGACCGTATTGATGGATACGACCAATTTTGCCATCGCGGCCAGATAGTCCAACGGCCAGATGGTCGGCGCTGACTTGGGTTTTGACCTTTTTTGACAGTTTGATAAACATCGCATTGCGTCGAATGCGCCGGATCTGTTGGCGCTTGCGTGGAATAAACCGATTGCCATCTGGGTCTTGTTGAGCAGTGATGCGCTGGCGGGTCCGTAGGCGTAAGCCTTGGGCGAGTTTTTGCAGCAAGGTTTTCCGTTGGGCGGCAGACAGGTTCATGGCCAGATGGTCGAGCCAGTGTTGTAGTCCTTGGCTGATATCCATCACAAACCAGCCTGCACAAAATCACCAGCGGTTTCATCCCAATACGTTGGTGGGCAAAGATGATAGGCCGTACCGTCATCGACCAGCTTGTCGGTCATGGGAATGTCGATTTCCAGATCGAAGGTGTTTTTGTCGATCACTTCACTGGAAAATTTGATCTTTGGCAGTTGAGGTTCATCACGATGTTTGGCTTGCAGCCAGCGATTGACCAGCACCAGTGGCAGCAATGGGTCGGCGCGGTAATCCAGCAGCAAAATCCGGATGGTGTAACTTAAGGCGCTATGCGTCATGTCACCATTGACCACCAACAAATGCAGCTTGTCTGCGCTTAAGTTGGGCAGGTTGACGGTCAAGTATTGCTGAAGATCGACCCAGTGCTGCATTATTGTAGGCCTGCCAAATAATGGGTCTTCCCACCAAATTTTTTGGCGGTTAAGACTTGGCCACGTTGCTGACCGGCTGGGCCAATCAAGCCGACATGCACCCAGTGTTCAAACTCTAAAATGAGCTGGTCAAAGGCGATGCCGCGCTCCACCAGTTGCTCGACTAAAAGGGTGGCCAACTTGCGTGACGAGCCAAAGCTGTGCGCGTTAATGTCGGCCGCAAAGCCTTTTAGATGCGCCGAGCTTAATGAGCCACCGACAATGGCATTGACCGATGGCGAGCGGTAGCCACTGCTGATGGTGATGGGACTGCCGACAATTTCACGTATCGGCTCAAGCAGCTCTAAGCACAGGCGTTTGAGGTTTTGTACTTTTTGGGCATCCGGCACGTTGGGTGTGCCTGTCCGTGCAGCGGCTTGGCTGACGGTCATTTCGGACAGGGTAAAATGCGGCGAGAGGTTCATGAGCGATTTCCTTTGTCGATGACGCCCATCCAAATGCGACCAATTGCATCGATGGATTTACCACCCAAATGGCCTGAGGTGGCGACAAACACGGCGGTCAGGGCAGGGTGCAGTCCCCAGTACTGACAGAGCCAATAGGTGATGAGTCCAGCAAACGCTGAAATCACCAGTTCGCCGACCAGCGTGATAAATAAGCGGCGCATTGGCATGGGGGTGTTGCGTTTGTTGAGCTTGCGAATAAATGACACCAAACCACCAAACATGGCGATCAGGGCGACCCAAATATAGGTGAGGATCGGCATCAGCATGGGTGACGTGGTGACCGAGGTCGTAACGGGTTCTGGCATTTCGATTAATCCCACAATTTTAAGGTCGGCCGCTGAGTCCTTTCGACCGGTTGATCGGGTAACCGCACGACCTGATGCAGCGGCAAAATCGCATCGGGCAATAGCTGTGGGTTGATG